CGGGGACCAGATTGATGGAAATTGCACATTCCGCGCTGCGATCGATACTTCGATCGAGATTGACTATCAGCTTTCACAGGCTGGACGCGGTCTGAAATATAGCTCTGATCCGACATTGTTGATTAAGGAGCCTGCGGGCATTGACGGCGAAATGGTGCGCGGTGCCGCGAACGCATTAGTCTTGAGTGAAAAGGGTGACGCAAAGCTGTTGGAGATAGGAGGAACCGCATCGCAGGCAGTAATCGAATATGTGAGAACATTACGTGAGTTTGCGCTGGAAAGCGTGCATGGAAATCGAAGTGATGCATCTAGGTTATCGGCGGCAACATCCGGCAAGGCGATGGAATTGATGAGCCAGGGGCTGGTGTGGTTGGCAGATAATCTTCGGGTTAGCTACGGCGAAGGTGCGCTGTTGACTCTTGCGCGCATGATATTGAAAGCTACGCATAGATTTAAGATACAAGTGCAGGGCCGTGAAGTGGAATCTCTGGATACGAATGTAAGATTATCTCTGACCTGGCCACGATGGTTTGCGCAGACTGCCCAGGATCGCGAAGCAGATGCAACCACGCTATCCACATTGGCCAAGGCAGGACAAATCAGCCTTGAAACGGCGCTAAAGTCGATCGCTGATACCTATGACATCGAGGATATCGGAGCGGAAATCGCTCGCATTGAGGCGGAAAGGAAAGCAGTATGACGGAACCGGATATTTCCCCGGAAGACGAGATTGAGCAGCTTCGGGCGAGAGCGAAAGATCTTGAGGGCCAGCTTTCCGATGTAAGGGAAACTGCTCGTGCAAAATTAGTTCGTTCAGAACTGAAAGCACATGCAGTGCGAGCCGGAATTGTGGACTTAGATGGGTTGAAGTTGGTGGAAACCGATGGGTTGAACCTGACGGAGACGGGAGAATTGGAGGGGGCGGCAACTTTGATTGCGTCTCTTCGCAAACGGAAACCTTGGCTGTTTGGTGGCGCCAGCAGTTCGAGCGGGGCTACGGTGCCCCAGAGTGCGCCTTTGACGAAAAAGCTGGCGACGCAGATGAGTACCGAGGAGTGGCGTACAGCTCGGGCAGAAATCTTGCGCAATCGATAAGCCTCACGGACTAATTTTCAAGACAAATATCCAACCCCGGCGCGCCCGGGCAATTGATTAAGGGACACAGATGGGCATTCAAAATTTTCCCGCCGCGCTGCAGCCGATCATTCAGCAAGGCTTTTTGGAACGTGAATTTCAGCAGGCGCTGCGCTCGCGGCTTGGATATCGTGCGGTTGCGGATCGTGAGGAGATCGCGGTAGGCATTGGTGAAACATTGACCAAGACTCGCGCCGGGCTGAAATCGACGGTGACTACTCCGCTGTTGGCATCCAGCAATACGAATCTGGACAATGGGCTGAGCTCGATTGGTTGGAACGTTGAGCAATACACAATCTCAATCAACCATTATGCGGCGACAACCGATCTTAATATGGTTACGTCGCGGGTTGGTATTGCCAATCAGTTTCTGCAAAATGCGTATGTTAATGGTGAGCAGGCCGGCCGGAGTTTGGATGAGATTGCGCGCAATGCGCTTTTCAATGCCTATTTCGGTGGGAATACCCGGGTGCGGGTGACGCTTGCTGGCGCGGGGCCTTCGATTTCGGTCGATGATATCCGCGGGTTTCAATATGCGTTCGTTAACGGTGTGCAGCAGCCGGTATCCAATGCCAATCCGCTGTCGGTTACCGTTGGGCTGGATGTGTATACATTAGTTGGCGCCGCAGCGGATGGCGTGAATGTATCGACGACGCCGAATGGTGTATCTGGGTCCTTGACCTTTTCTGGTAGTGTGACTGTTGCTGATGGCGCGGCAGGAAATTCGGTGCAGTCGGCAACCGCATCGGTAATTGAGAGGCCGAATTTCCGCGGCAATACCAGCCTGATCACGGCAACCGATACACTTACGATGAGCTGTCTTTTGAATGCCGTTTCGCAATTGCGCTCTAACGCGGTTCCGGAAGTGGATGGCGCATATAATTGCTATCTTGATCCGGTAAGCGCACGTCAGTTGTTTGCTGATCCCGACTTCAAGCAGCTGTTTATTGGTGCGACTTCGGCGAATAGCGTGTTTCGCCAGGGTATGGTGAACGACTTCCTTGGGCTTCGGTTTATTCCGACGACTGAGGCGTATGTGCAGCCTCATCCGACGATCAGCGGGGCGTTTGTGCGCCGTCCGATTGTGGTTGGCCAAGGTGCGCTGATTGAAGGCGACTTTGCTGGTATGGCGGCTCAGGATATTGCACCCGAGGGCGCGATGATCTCGATAGTTGATAATGTGTGCATGGTGACGCGTGAGCCGATCGATCGCTTGCAGCAGATTATTGCGCAATCATGGTATTGGATTGGCGGTTTCTGCACGCCATCCGACACGACCACCACTAGCCTGACTGTGCCGACGGCGACTAATGCGGCATTTAAGCGTGCGGTGATGGTGGAGCACATTGGATGAGTGGAATGGGAGCCGCAGCGGGGACGCTGAGCGATGCGCAAAAGGTCGATGTGCGCCGCTTCTGCGGCTACCCGGCCTTTGGTAGCGGCGCCGACGGCAACGTCGGATGGCGCTTTTTCCAGCAGTATGGCGCCATGGAATATCGCATGAATAATCTAAGCGTGGATGAGGTGGCAGTGGTGACCAACATGCTTGTTACACTCGTTGGGTTTGAGGCCTCTCTGCAAGGCAGTGTTAATGATTTGGATACCGATGCCGCCGGACCTTGGAAGCGTAACAAGGACGAGGTTAGGGATAGGCGCGGCGTGCTTGAGTTGTGGTCTCGCCGGCTTTGCGATTTTATGGGGATACCGCCGGGTCCCGCCATGACGATGAGCGGACTGCAATTGATCATGTGAGGAATGGCGATGAACCAGGTGGATCTGCTGCAGAAGTTGGCGGCCGGCAATGCAAATGTGGCGGAAAGACTAGGAATTCCGTATTCGCATTATCGGCCGTCTGGTGCGTACAATCCGATGGCATCGACAAATATGCTTGGTCAGTTGGATGCCTATTTGCTTCCTATAGATAAATTACAGGAAAAGTCGCAGTGGGTTGCCTGGTTCGATTGTAGCAAAACGCTGCCGGGTGACTATTTGGTGACGAGTGCTGGAGTGACATATTTCATTGGCTCGCAAGTGGCGTTCGCGCCTTTAATGTGCGTGCTAACAAATGCGTCAGTGAGCTTGGTACGGCCGGTGAGCGTGACGTCGGCGGATACGGCTGGATATAGCGGGGTAGTGACTGCTTTCTCGGATACATTGCTTACCGGTTGGCCTGCTTCGCTTACGGCTTCTGGACGAGCAAAAGCCGGGCCAGTGCCGGACGACGAGGGGCTTAGCGGCTGGGTAATTCTTTTGCCCGCGCTGCCTGTAGAGCCCTTGGTGGCGGATCTGCTGATAGACAATTTGGAGCGTACTTTTGTGGTGACCTCGGCAGAATTGACCGGTTTGGGGTGGCAGGTGCACGCGAAGCAGGTATCTAGCTGATGGCTGATCAATTTGATGTGGAGGCGACACTTGTTGGTCAGATTCAGAGCATTCTGTATCCGAATGGACTGACCGCCGCGAGTTCGATTGGTGTGACATGCCGCGTCTATCGGGGATGGCCGCTTTCGGCTGCGTTGAATGCGGACTTGGCTTCGGGAGTGGTTAATATATCAGTATTGCCCATAGCGAATTCAATTAAGCCGGTAACGAGTTTTAACGAGGGATGGATCGGTGCTGCCGCGACTCCCTCGATGCTGGCGGTCAGCTTTGGTAACGAAATTACCTTCTCTGGTGTTCCTGGCGCGGGCCAACTTGTAGGCATATTGGTCGACGGCTTGGCCTATGTCTATCGGTCGGTGGCGGGAGACACGCTGTCTACGGTGGCGGCGAATTTAGCATCGATGATATCGGCGAATATTGCAGCAACTAGCACGGGAAATACGGTAAATATTCTCGGTGCAATAAAGGTGGTCGGCCGGACGGCTGTGAACGTAAATTTGTGGCAGGAAATTCGGCGTCAGCGGCAGAATTTTACGATTGGCTTTTGGTGTCCGACGCCTCAGTTGCGTGATATTTCGGCGTCGCTGGTTGATTTAGGCCTGGCCGCGACCAGATTCGTTACGCTTCAAGATGGATCGGACGGCAGGCTGATATTCGCGGATACGGTTAGCCAGGACCAGAATCAGAATGCGAATATTTATCGCCGAGATTTAATCTACTCAGTTGAATACGCGACGACCATGTCGATGACGGCGACGGAGATGATGTTTGGAGAGTTGGTGGTTGGCGGCACCAGTAGCTATTCGTAGCGGAATTCGGGGCTAATTCGTGCCTGCGGGCGTTTTCATATAGTTGGGAGTTAATTCATGCCGATTGTTCAGCAAGGCACGGTGAATACTACTGCGCTAATCGTGCCGGATCTCTATGTGCAAATTGTTGCACCTCAAAATCTGGTATTGAACGGGGTGCCGACCAATTTGATCGGCGTCGTCGGCAGCGCGGTCTGGGGGGCGGTCAATCAGCCGGTGGTGGTTGGTAGTATGACCGACTACGCGCAATGTTTCGGCGCGATCCAGACACGGAAATACGATATGGGGACAGCCGTTGCGATCGCGGTTCAGCAAGGTGCTCAGGCATTTAGTTGTGTGCGGGTAACCGACGGTACGGATATCGCGGCTGAGATAACCTACCAGCCGACTGGTACGACTGCCAGCTTGGTGATTACGGCGCTTTATACGGGCAGCTTTGGTAGCCAGATTACTGTTACATTACAGCCGGGAACGCAAGTAGGGTCGTATCGCCTAGTGGTGGCGGCGCCGGGAGTTTACCCAGAGGTATTTGACAATATCACCGGTTCTGGTGCTGCACTTTGGAGTGCACTTGCTGCGGCGGTGAATAGTGGGGCGGGCGTGGCGCGCGGCGCTTCGCAATTGGTGACTATGACTGCTCCGGGAGGAGCGGCGGCGTTTACAGCGGGGGTTGTTCTGCCTCTTTATGGCGGCTCTGACGGGGCTGCGGGGGTGACCGCGACGACACTGGTTGGGCAGGATGTGCTGCCACGGAGGGGTATGTACGCGCTTCGCGGACAGGGCTGCTCGATATGTGTTTTGGCCGACGCGGACAGCAGTGCGGAGTGGGTAACTCAGGCAGCATTCGGACTTTCGGAAGGGGTGTATATGATCCTTGCCGGACCGGCAGGCGATATGATTTCTGATGCCGTTTCGGTTAAGGCGACTTCTGGACTTGACTCCTATGCTTCTAAATTGATGTTCGGTGACTGGGTGTGGTGGCAGGATCAGGTTAACGGTGTGACCAGGCTGGTATCTCCACAAGGGTTTGTGGCCGGCCGATTGGGGAATCTGTCTCCTGAACAATCGACGTTGAATAAGCAGATCTACGGCGTTGTCGGAACCCAGAAATCTAGCTCTCCGGGTAGCGCGCAAGCAGCGACATACGCAGCAGCCGACTTGGCGGAGTTGTTTGGCGCTGGTATTGACGTGATCGCCAATCCGCAACCGGGAGGGAGCTTTTGGGGGGTGCGGGGGGGGTATAATTCGAGTAGCAATGCGTCGATCAATGGCGATAATTATACTACGATGACGAATTACCTTGCGGCGACCTTGAACGCGGGTATGGGTGCTTACGTCGGGCAGCTTATCAATAATACCCTGTTTCAACAGATTCGTGCGACAGTGATGTCGTTCCTGCAGAATTTGTTGACTCAGGGGGTTCTTGGTCAGGTGGGTACCACAGCGCCTTTCTCCGTGGTCTGCGACACATCGAATAATCCGCTTAGTCGGACTTCGCTAGGTTACGTCCAATGCGATGTGCAGGTTCAGTACCAAGCGATCAATCAGAAGTTCATTGTAAATCTGGAGGGCGGACAGACCGTTACCATTCAGACGCAGACATTGCCTTCGGGCCAGGTTTAAGGAGAGCTGACAGATGGCAAGTAATAATTTATTTT